ACGTTGGGCGGTGTTCCGTTGCAAGGCAAGAATGTTTGCGTTCGGTCGAAAGTTCGATGAAATTACCGACATTCAGCGAAGAACATCAACTTGAAGTTCAAGGTGACGTGTTGCCTATCAGCGATCTGATTGGCTAATGAGGGCGCGTTTTTTTGTGTACACACGAGAAAGGACAGGTGCACAGGTGCACAAGAGCTGAGGGAAATTCTGACCTCAGCTCTCACAACCCAAGTGGCGATGTCGCGCTCAAGAGATTGGGTGTTCACCATCAACAACCCCACTTCAGACGACGACCAGTGTCTGCGAGTGCTCCAAGCGCACGCAAGCTACTACATCTACGGCCGGGAGGTTGGAGAGCAAGGGACTCCGCATTATCAAGGCTATATCCAGTTCCAACACCCAAGAACCCTGAGAGGAGTGAAGATCCTTCTTCCGAGGGCACATCTCGAGACCAGACGAGGTTCGAGGCAGCAAGCGATCCAGTACTGCGAGAAGGAAGGAGACTGGACGGAATGGGGGGACCGACCGGCTACGGCTCTGACGCAGAAGGAACGATGGCAGGAGATCATCCGTCTCGCGGAAGCTGGCGATTTGACCAAGATCAAGGAGGAGTACCCTTCGATGTATCTTCGCTATCTGGAGAAGCTACGGAGTTTGAGTCGTCCAGCGACTCGGATTCTGACTACCCTGACGAACGAGTGGTGGTACGGGCCTACGGGGACGGGGAAGAGCAGTCATCTGTGGGCGACATATCCAGAGCACTACCAGAAGGAGTTGAACAAGTGGTGGTGTGGCTACCAAGGCGAGTCTGTCGTCGCTGTGGAAGAGTGGAGTCCGAAGAACGAATGCACGGCGAGTTTCTTGAAGATTTGGGCGGATCGCTATCCGTTCACGGCGCAGATCAAGGGCGGGAGTCTCCTACGAGTGAGACCCCAGAAGATCATCGTGCTTAGCAACTACACGATCGATGAGTGCTTCCCGGCTACGCAAGATGCAGAGCCGATCAAGAGAAGATTCAAGGTGGTTCATTTCCCGCAGAGCATTTTTGTTCCGCAGGCAATTCCAGATGAAGAAGATGCATTGAGTGCTTTGTTGCAGCTTAGTCAGTGACTTAGGCTGTTAGATATGCAGTACGGTCTTCCGACCAATTTTCTACTTTGAATGTATACTTGCGCGTATTCCCGAGATTGAGAATCTGCTGATAGACACCAGGAGTACCGATTGGACCCACAGTGAGACCAGGAGGAAGCTTCGCAACGATATAGATCATTCGAGTCATTCCAGGCTTGTTGAAACCATCCTGATTAGAGATTTCACGGAGATTGAGCGAGTAACGGGCGGGATCACGCATCTGATAGGTGATTTGATCACCATTCGCGATGGTATACTTGGTCTTGCGATTGATCCGAACACCGAACCGAGAAAGCACATAGGAGAGATCAAAGGGAGTACACCCACGGAGATTCTGAGCTATCTCTGTGGTGGCTCCACCACCGATAGGGAGAGTTTGAGCTTCATTTTGAGCGAAGAGATTCTGTAGAGTTGTATACGTAGAACCCAGTTCTTCAGCAGTATGACGGACACTGATATCATAGAGATCGACCTCAAGGCGAGCGAGGCTATCAGGAGCGCCATTATTAGTGGACGCATTCCGGAGTGTAAGATCCAGGATACCGGACTTGAAGATGACCTTGGTGGATGGACCAGCGGCCAGTCCAGTTGACGGAGTTGTAGCGGCGTTAGCGATAAAACCGGAGATGTTGGTTAGATCGTTATACCACGATGTCGTAGACTGGAGAGGGAATAGGGCTACCGAGGTGACCAGTTGGTTACCAGCGGTGGTTTCGGTACTTGTGATACCGACATTGAAGACAACTTGTTGCGTTCCGAGATCTTTCTCAGAAACTGCAAGAACTTTCTTGTTGAATGCGCGCCATCTGCGACGCTTCTTAGCGGGCATCCGCTTGCGACGGTAGATGGTTTTGGCATCATATTGTTCAGTGACTCCTACACCGATCGTCTTGGAACGACGGCGAGAACCAGTAGTAAAAGCACGACCAGCGCGCTGTCGAGCAGAAGTAGCAAGGCGAAGACTTCTACGAAAGCGGCCATTGTACGAGGCGAAACGATTACGCGCCATTTGAATATTACGGTTCAGGCTTTGTACGAGACCACGAGCTCCAAAACGTTGGGCGGTGTTCCGTTGCAAGGCAAGAATGTTTGCGTTCGGTCGAAAGTTCGATGAAATTACCGACATTCAGCGAAGAACATCAACTTGAAGTTCAAGGTGACGTGTTGCCTATCAG